CCGACGATGGCCAAGAGCACCTGTCTAAGCTCTGGGATCAGAAGCACACCGTTGATCTCGGTAAAGATCTTCTTCGGCGCTTCTGAGATCAGACCCCAGAGCACATCCTTTCCTCCTGTCTCGCCTTCAACCACAACTGGGAGTCCCCACAATGGGGCCAGCAGTGGGATGAAGACGACAGCAAAGAGGATTGCTAAGACGATGACTCTGCGAACAAACCTACCAGCATTAACACTGACTCGTGCGGCAGCGGCATCGTAGGTTGCGACCTGTTGTTTATCGCGTTCGAGAGCTGCCATCATCATGTCAGAGTTTTGCTGACTGCGAATGGCAATCAGCTTCATGACGAATCCAGCTACAGATCCGCCTAGGGTGGTAAGTAGTTCAGCAGTGAACATCAGTCCTCCTCAATGGGCAGTGTCTCCGTTGGTTCCGCATCAGCAGCAGCCATGGCCTCCGCCGAATCGACGAAGAGTTTAGCGACAGCTTGAATCTGGACAGCCATAGAGACCAAGACTGCTCGGTCGCCGGGAAGGGCAAACTGGATTGCAGTCTGGCAGTTCTCAGTGGCGGCATTCAGATACCGGACCAACTCAGAGAGCGGGTTAGGGGTGAAGGTTTCGGACTGGGCCTCGAAAGAGTTGGACTCTCCGACTTCAGTAGTGCTGGTGACTTCGCCTTCAATAGGTTCTTGTGAGATGTTAATGTCTGGTGTGCTCATGGTTTCTCCTTGGTTAAGCACTAGTTCTCCTTCGAAACTCCCGGCTAAGGCACCACTTAGGATGCCTATAGCCGGGGCCAAGGAGATGATAATTAGGGTGAGAAAACTCTTGACAACCTAGGTTGTCTATGTAATTTCCTCTTATGGTGTACGCTCAAGGGCACGTCGTATTACGATACATCCCAAGGCGTTTTGTAACTAATCTCGCCAGTTTCTTTATCGTATTCATCAGGTCTGAGCAGGTGGATACACCTGTATTGACGCATCAGATAGTCGTCTGGGTCGGTAATTTTTACCTCATTTATGACCCGATCCCGCTTCTCAACATACCGTTTTCCGGGGTTGTTGAAGGCGTCTCGGTTCTCCTGAAGAACGCCCAGCCATGGGATGCTGGCGTTCTTCTTGGCCCATGCCTCACCTCGACCGAGGATACCGAAGATGTTATCGGTGCTATCCCCAGCGATGATCTGTACCCGCTCGAAGGCAGCTGCCTCCTCCTCGGATACCTTGACTGGGTTATCCTCTTTACGGGGGTTCCAGTGCCAGCCGGGCACGGTGCGCATGTCCTTATCGATGGCCACGCCACACCAGCCTTCACAGATGAGCATGCTGATCAGGTCGTCGGCCTCGAGTCGTGGCCTGTCGAGGACCATCTCGGACCTTTCCCGAAGCATATCCATCGCGTCCTTAAGGAACTCTGGCTTCGGCTTACCGTCTCGGTTCGCTTTATAGAGGGGCCAGAAATCGCGACGGAAATTATCGCTACGACTGCAAGAAAAGGCAACAGCACAAGTGCTAAAACGACTTGCAATATTGCTATAATCATACTGAATGCGATCCTCAAGCCAATCAAAACCTTCATTATCGGCATAGCATGCTGCGGTATAGGCCAACCAGTCACCGTCAATGACAGCTTTAGTCGGTTTCATTCACATCCTCCTCGTCTTCGTCCTCGTCGAGGAACTCTTCAAGGATGCTACCGGGTCCGGGCTCTACATCATCTGCAGCAGTGGAATCTTCCATGATGTATCCGTCCAAGTCTCCGCCTTCTTCAATGTCGAGATCTTCGATAAGTTGATTAATAAAGTCCATGAGTTGTTCCTTTTCTTCTTCTGAGATATTGTTGATGTCCGCGATTTCTCTTGCGGCTGACGTTAGTTGTTCTCTATTGGTCATCAGTCCAAAGCTTACTCCAAGCAGGACCTCTAAGTCCTCAGGCGTGCCTGAGTTGTCGAGCCAGAATACATCCAGCTCTTCGTTTCTTTTGCCCCAAGGCATGACAGTCTGGAAGAAAGCCTCGAACCTCTTGCCCTTACCTTTGGTACGGTCAATAGCCTTGGCCATCTTTTCTGACTCGTGTCGTCGCCACCTTGCGTGTGGCGTAGGCAGGCGATCCCCAGCACAGATGTGTGCCATGGTGCCGCCCATTCTGAGGATGGCATCGATCTCATTCTGGTAGCGAACGTCGTCGATAATGACGACTTGTTCCCAGAACTTGTGGCCTTCTTCCAGCTTCTTGTCTTCCTTGTCTCGGATCTCTTTGATCTCTTGCAAGGTTAGCTTGACCCAGTGGTCTGGATCTTCAGCTCGTCGAGCAGCACCTTCAGTCTGACAGAACTCTCTGTACTCCTTGGGGTGTGTCTCCTTGGGGAACCCTGCCTCTGCTGAAGCCCGCTTCAGGGCACCAGCGAACGAGACACGGTGTGGTGTAGCGCCAGCCTCGAAGGCTAGCTTGCACAGGTACTCAGCAGCGTGTGATTTGCCGCAGCGTGCCTGTCCAGTAAGTCCGATGATCTCCATTATTCCTTCTCCTCTGGGAGAGGGAGTTCGTAGTAGATCTCCAGACCCTTGTTCTTGGCATGAGCCCATTCCCAATTGGCTCCCTTGCTCTCTTCCCAGCCTTCTAAGAAGTAGATGGCATCTGCTTGGTCGAGTGCATACAGATCACGGCGTGCAGCACGCATGTAATCCAGCGGGGTATAGTCTAGATTAGGGTCAATACCTGCTTCGAGATCCATCTCTGCTGGGTTCAGTACGTCCCAGCCGATGGCTCGAAGCTGTGCTGCCTTGACATTGAAGGCAGGAAAGTTAAAATTTTTTAGGCCAGACATAGGTCCGGCAATGTATATCTTTTTCATTAGTGGCATTCGCTCCAGTTGGCACCGATCTGAGCTTCGGAATCGACAGGCATACGAATGCCCAGCTTTTCTCCAGCCAGTACGGAGCTTGAGGTAAGGAGTTCGCAGAGTTGTTCTGCGTCGTCAGGATGACACTCCCACTGCATCTCATCGTGGATAAAGCCAAGTTGGTTAGCCCGAAGGCCAGCTTCCTTGACACGCTCGTTGGCAATGATACACCATTGCTTAGAGATGATAGCACCGCATCCCTGCAGCAGCACGTTCAGGCTCTTGTGAGCTGAGCGCACAGGACAGCGGCGTCCGTCCAAGAGCTTGATGTAGCCCTTAGCTTCTGCCACCATCTGACTGTCATCGATAAGCTTGGCCAAGGCAGGCAGGTTCTTGAAGAAGTTACTCTTCAGTTCCGCACCTTTCTTAGCAGAGCCACCCACAACACTCCCGATCTTTGCATTGCCTGCGCCATAGATCAGGGCATAGATGAATGTCTTGGCTTGGTTACGAGTCTCCAGACCCGCAGCGTTCTGGTTGGCGGTGTGGATATCACCGTTGAGAATCTCATCGGCGTACGCACCACCATCCATTGGCGCCATGTAGTGAGCCAGAGCACGCAGCTCCAGACCACTGAGGTCAGCACCCACCTGAACCATACCCTCGGAAGGGATCCACAAGGACCGTGCTGCTTTATCAGACGACACCTGTTGGATGTTAGGTTGGGTAGCTGCGGTACGACCAGTGACCGTACCTAAGGTCTTGAGGTTGCCATGGATGCGCCCGTCTCTGCTGTATCCTGAGCGGGCATTCCAATCTTCCACCTGACCTCGAAGCTTATCAGTCTCCCGATACTCGAGCAGTAGCTTGGCTTCTGGGAAGTCGAGCTCAGCCAGCTCGTCTGAACCACAGATAGGCTTGCCAGTGTCAGGGTTGACCTTGGCCTGCCAGCCGTACTTCTCCTTGAATCGATCAGCGATTTGCATAGAGCTGCTCGGGTTGAAGGGATGCTTCTTCTCCCAAGGAGGACCCTTCTCGAGTCGTTCCTTGATTTCTCCTTGGCCCTTGCCTGTGACTGCACCCTTGGTTGGGTACTTGACACCGGTCACTGGATCCAACCAGTAAGCGGGCTTTTTCATAATCTCAATGCGGTCTGGAAAGATACGGCGCAGCTCGTCTTCGATCCCTCTCTTGCGAGTGAGGATCTCAAACAGGTACCGCTCACCACGCTTGATGTCGTAGTTCCAGCCACGTGCTGTCTGCTCCATGATGACCTTGGCGAAGTCGTGCTCGAACTTCAGTACCTCAGCAGGTACCTTGTCCTTGCAGTCCTTAGTCAAGTGCTTAAAGACATCCACGTTGGTACGTACGTCTTGCTGACAGTACCGGAACATCTCCTCGCTAAACTCTTCCCAACCGCCGTCGTAGTCTGCCTTCTCGTTCTCTCCATAGTAGAGGCCGAGGTTCTTGAGGCCGTAGCCTCCAGCTGGGCAGGCACCACGGTCAGGCCAGAGCAGCATTGCCATGAGCAGCGTGTCCACAATCTTTACAGACTCTGGCAGCTTGGTGCCCATGATCCTCTCCATGACTGGGATGTCATAGCCGAGGATGTTGTGGCCGATGATCGTGTCTGCATTGCAGAGCAGATCCCAGCCCTCTTTAATCTGGTGAGGTCGGAAGCTGTACATCTCATTGGTCTGGATGTCCACAGCCACCAAGCAGTGCACCTTTGTACACTCCGGCTTAGGCTGCCCCTTCTGGTCGAGGACGATCTCGTGTAGACCATCGCCTTCAATGTCCCATACTAGGTGCATACCTGCCTCACTTTCTATGTTCAATAAGTTGTTTATTAATCCATGACAGACCAGCCTTAAGGTCTTCGTCTGCGTAGTCCCTAATGTCTGGGTGTGTCATGATGAGTTGAAGGATCTCAAGGAGACCCTGTATTTCTTTGCTGTTCATGCGAACTCCGGTAGGTTGTCCGCGAACGATGGATCGATCTCGTCGAGCCGGGCCGTGTCGCGGTCATAGTATAAAGCACTTGCGATACCGGCACGTCCGGTCAAACGATTCTTCAAGACACGAACCGTGGTGGTGTTAGCCTCACGGTCATCTCCTGACTGTCGGTCACGCTCGAGTCCGATCACAGTGTTGGGCACTGAGGACAGCGAGCCTGAGCCACGCAGGTCTTGAAGGGTGATGCGGCTGCCTTCTTCGTAGGCCTTATCAGACTTACGAAGCTGCGAGATGACATCGACATGGACACCTGTGCGAACACATAGGGATCGAATGGACTTCATCAGTCCGTCGATAAGGATACGCTCGTTGTTCGCATCCTCTTCTGCCATCATAGCAGTAGCAGCAGCAGTGATATGGTCAAGGACAATCACCTTGACACCGAGAGAGGTAGCCATGAACTCCATCCTCGCAATGAGGTTGGCCATAGCGTTATGTCCCTCGTGGTTATAGACATAAAATCCGGTGTCACCAAGCCACTTCATAGCAGCTTCGTACTCACCGTCTTCAATCTTTTCTTCAATGTTAATTTCAACAGGCTTCTGGCCCATTTTCTCACGGAGATCGTTCATCATCTCCCCAGCACGGATAGCCCGCACTGGCTTGTTAATGTGGATAGAGATGAGGTCGTCGATGGTTTCCATCGGCGTCTCTTCCAGCATGATCGCCCCAACGGATCGGCCTTCCTGCAAGTGGTGGTACATCAGCTCACGGACAATGGTAGACTTACCAGAGCCAGTGCCTGAGGTCCAGAGTGTGATCTCTCCTGATCTCTGACCAATAAGGTAGTCAGTCAGTTGCATCCATGGGAATGCCCAGACTTCCTGATCGTCAGGCTTAAGCTGGGACATCACGTTAGACACGTGAAGGATCTCATCAGGGGAGTACAGTTGTGCTTCCCAGATAGCAGTGATGAGAGATTGCGACTCGCCTGCACACAGATGCTCGTTCGCATCCTTCAGCATGGTCCGACCAATCTTAGCCTTGCCCGGAGGCAGGATGTCAGCGACAGCCTTGGCTGCCTCACGACCCGGCTCGTCGTTATCGAAGAGGATCACGACCTCGTCGTATGATGCCACGAAGTCCAGGTTGTTCTTGATATCTCTCACTGCGGATGCAGCACCATTTGGCAGGCTTACTACCGGCCACTTGTTCTCCATCAGCTGGCTGACTGTCATACAGTCGATCTCGCCCTCGGTAATTATCAACCGTCGGCCACCCCTCTTGAAGAGAGCCTGTCCAAACAGTTGAGGATTGCGGGAA